GCTATAACTACCACCCACAGTGTACATCTTATAATCATAGATACCATATATATACTTAATGACCGTATATGCAGTATACTACATACGTAGATATCTGATATTGCGATAGTAAGTAATATTATGGATGAAAAATCAGCAACTAAGTATGCAGCTGGGTTCTTTGCAGGTGTATTAGAGAATCTGCACGTAGCAGTATGTAAAGAGGCAATTGCCCGTAAAATCGATCTATCTGTAGATCAAGTGGAACTAATTAGAGAGATCTCGCAGAAGGCTGTCGATCATGCTAGGAACTATACTAATACAAGATCCTCCTAAATTAGGAACACTCTTATACTAGTATATAGGAACACTGGTATCGGAACACTGTGCGGCATGTAGCTGCGCGCGGGGTTTTGCGCCTGCGGCGTCTCGTCTGGGAACCCTGATATAATTGTATTATAGAATGATAGTAATTAAATTAAAGTGTGATAAGAGTATTAGAGAGAAGTTCCGTATATATGGTATTAATAAGGCTAAGCTGGAAAACTTCCTTAACTACCATACTAATAATTTAGTTCCTACTAGAAAGTGGTGGGTGTATGATCTATCAGTAAAGGGAATACCTGGCGTTGATTCTCAGTACTTTTGGGATGAAGATGAGATTGAAGTTGCAACAAGATGTTGCGATTGTTCCACGAAGAAGCAGCGACGTATATACTTCCTCTCAAGCCTTGTACATGAGTATAGGCATTGGGTTCAATGTAAATTACAGCGCGTATCAGCTAAGAAATTAGACTACAGTGAACACGATATTGCAAAGCGTTCTGATGCATATACTAAAAATCCTTATGAACTAGAATGCGTGGAATGGGAAAACCTTGTCGCGACATTCAATGAGTTTATATAAATAATAATATGGTAGGTAAGTCAGAGAATGAAATGATATATGAAGGTTATACCGGTCGTGCTGGTATGGCAATGGATCAGCAGCGTGATAATAAGAATCTTAAATTCGAACCGCGCTATGATGCTAACAACAGTAACCTTAGACAGTTCGGTGGCTTAACTGGTAACGGGCGCGCTAATGCAGCTGGTATGTTAGCTTCGGTAGATCTTTCATCACAGCCTTCTGATGAAGAGGATAGAATGGTTGAGGTAAAGGGGTACGGTGTAATGCACTTCTCTCAGCTTAGAGGTCTTATTAAGAAACTATCTGCCGATATCGCTGATGCAATTGAACGTGATGTTTATGCTGTTGGTGATAAGGCTGACCTCTTAAAGTTATTTGCCGACACATATAATAAATTCACCTCTAGTTGATTTCTCTATTATATACTATATAATTGATAGATGAATGAAAAGGCTTTTATTGAATGGTCATATGTAGATCACTGGGTCGAGAGTATCGTTAACGAGATTGAAAAGAGAGAACTGAAGTTTGATACAATTGTAGGTATTGGGAGAGGCGGTCTCATTCCAAGCACTATGATTAGCTATAAGCTTAAATGCTCCCATTTACAGAACTTCGGTATCACTACAAGACACGCCGAGGATACTATTATTAGTCAGCGCCCCTCACTGTCAGGTGATGTATTAATTGTTGATGATATCAATGATAGTGGTAAGACTTTTGAAATTGTTGATTCACTAATCAATAGTGATAAGAAGTATAAAGATATTAAATCACTAACATACTGCAGTTTAGTTAAGCGATACACGTCAACATTTAATAAGGATACAATTGATGCTATTCAAACGAAATTAGATGATTGGTTTGTATTCCCATGGGATAAATAATTAAGTGAGAGCAAAACCTTTTTATTTCGAAGTCAAGGATGTAGTTGCGCAGTTTATAGCTGCGTTCGACGATATCGTCATAAGCAGGTTTAATAAGAATAGAGAAGAAGAAGATCAGATAAACGTTAGATATCTATATGCTCCAAAGCAAAGGGTAATGCATGATATTATTAACGAAAATAAGACTGTTACATTACCAGCTGTTGCAGTTAACGTAACTGGTATATCCAGAGATGTATCGCGTGTCTTCAATAAGATTGACGGGTTCTATTATTCTGGTACGAGCGGTGAGGAGGGAACATCCAAGCATATTAAACCACCTGTACCGGTTAATATTAATTTAAACGTATCAGTATTGGCGAGATATCAGACTGATATGGACCAGATTCTTAGTAACTTCATACCATTCACAAACCCTTACGTTGTTATATCCTGGTATGTACCTAAAGAATTTGGATTGACAGTTGATCAAGAAATTAGATCTGAAGTACTATGGGATGGTAATGTTAGCTTAGATTACCCCGTAGAGTTAGTAGCAAGTCAAAAGGCGCGTATTACAGCTGATACATCGTTTACTATTAAGGGGTGGTTATTTAAAGATGAGGCGGATCCTGTTGGTAATATCTTCTTCATTGATCAAAATTTCTACGCAGAAAATATTATTACTGATTACGAAGAGCTATCATCTACTGAAGTGACAGTTGAATCTTTTGAACTATCTGGGTCGCCGGTGATAACAGATATATTCTATAACGGTGTTAAGCTACTCGATGATTTAACATTAACCTCAGGAGCTTCCGGTAACGTATTACTATATGGTACTAGCTTTGAGAACACTGAAACTGTTTTATTTAGCTCTAGTAATGATAGCTTATATACATCACTTACATCTTTATCCGCAACAACTAGACAACCTGAAGTATCGGGTCAATCAATTCCCTTCACTATATTAAATGATAATATAATCTCTCTCGAAACACCTCCTCTCACTGCTAGCGGTAGCATACGCTTTATACCTTATAATAGAGCCGGTTATTCATTTAGTGATAATACACTTCATACCCAGACATTTAGTGCTAACTCAACCTTTATTATAGTAGAATAACTATTAAATATTAATTATACCATGGCCGACCAACCAAAAAAATCTATTTTTAAATCAGATATCTTTAAAAGTATCACTAACAAACTACCGTATCAAACTCCGAACGTCGATGAGATAATGGGCGATTTGAATCCTAAGTATGAGGTTTTTCAAGATACCGGTATAAAGAGAACTGAAGCTTTAGCTAATCAATCTATTCTATATAAGAATGATTATAATAGCGTGGCGCATGGTGAATTCGGTACAGAGTCGCAATACGCGGAGTTAGTTTACGCTAATATCGAAGAGAATAAAGGAGGCCGTTTACGTGATTATAGAGTTATGGCTTCGTTTGCTGAAATTTCAGATGCGTTGGATGAGATATGCGATGAATGTATTAATAAAGACGAAAATGGTAATGTTGTTAACTTGACATTTCGTAATACAGAGTTGGACGGGGATGACCAAGTAAAGATTCAAGAGGAATTTGAAAAGTATATTGATTATTTTAATCTTGAAAGAAGAGGATTTGAATATTTTAGACAACTACTTGTTGAAGGTGAAGTATTTTTTGAGCATATTATACATAAAAACTATACTGATGATGGTATTTTAGGGGTGGTTCATCTACCAACTGATCTAGTAGATGCAGTATATGATAATATTCAGAATATGCTTATAAAAGGATTTATCCTACGTAAGCCTGTTTTTGATCTTAAGAATCCTACTAAGTTAGAGAAGATGGAGCTCGTCCCGATGGATGATAATCAAATTACATACATCAACTCAGGTATATGGAATCAAGATAAGACATTTAGACTACCATTTATTGAGAATGCTAGAAGAGCATATCGCCAATTATCATTGGTCGAAGATAGCATTGTTATATACCGTCTTGTAAGAGCTCCGGAACGTTTAGTTTTTAACGTTGATGTCGGTACTATGGCGCCGCCTAAAGCTGAAGCGTATCTTAGAAAGTTAATGCAGCAGTACTGGTCAAAGAAAACATTTGATAGTAATCAAGAAGGCGCTGTACAGAAGTTTAACCCTCAGTCTATGCTTGATAGCTTCTGGTTTGCAAAGAGACAAGGGTCAGAAGGTACTAGTGTGACACAGCTAGCTGGTGGAGCTAATCTAGGTGAGTTAGCTGATTTAATGTATTTTGTTAATAAACTTTATAAAGCTCTAAAGGTACCTACAAATCGATTAAATGCTGATGCTACATTTAGTGACGGTAACGAGATACTACGTGACGAGCTTAAATTCGCTAAATTCATTATTAGAATGCAGCAGCAATTTGCTGGAGGTCTTAAGAATGGTTTTGTTACTCATTTAGATCTATGCGGATTAAAAGAGAAGTATAATATAAAACCGCAGAACTTACATCTAAACTTTAATGTACCGACAAACTTCTACGAGTTAAGAGAGAGTCAGAAGCTCGAGCTTAAAGCTACTAATTATAATAATCTAGTTAGTAGTGAGTTTATATCAGCTACTTACGGTCAGAAGAAATATTTAGGTTGGAATGATTTAGAGATAAAAGCTAATAGAGAGATGTTACGTAAGGATGCAGAATTCCAATGGGAGTTACAGCAAATACAGGGAGCCGGCCCGAGCTGGAAAGACGGTATACAGCCAGGTGGCGGTACTGAAGCTGGTATTGAAGGTGGTACGCCTGCAGGTACTCCACCTGAATTCGGTGGAGCTGCTCCAGATACTGTGGAAGTCGAGCCAGGTGAAGAAGCTGGCGGTGAAGAAGCTGCGCCAGCGGAACCAGCTGTATAATCTAATCTTTCCAGACTAGTACTAAACTACCGTAATTGAGAATCTCAATTAACTCTCCAGATGTTGGATTCATTGTAGTATTTAAAAAATCTTCAAAATAAGTTGTAGACATTGCGCCTGTTACTGTAGGTACAACTGTTGCATGATATGTTGGTGCTGACATATAATTATTTATTAAAGCTGGTTAACTATAATATAATATATAAAAACAATTAAATAATTATAATGGCTAAGTGTGATATAACTCCAATCTCTGCATTTCAGAGTACAAACTTAAATAGTAAGATTGATAATTTTAATCGCTTAAGTGATAGAGTCTTACGTTCTCTAGGTTATCCGTTTGTTAATGTTGAGATTCATCGAGACACGTTATACGAGAATATCAGTATAGCGTGTGAGATGTTCGCTAAGTTTGCTGGTTATACTCAAGAGTATTTGATTTTCGACAGTGACTTATATATTAAAAACCAAGGCATTCGATTAGATCATCTTTTTTCTCTGCAAGGCTCAGATACTCTGGCAGAACAGGTCGAATTCAAAAACACAAGTAAAGACTTTTCTAACTATAATAAAGCAGATGAATCTTTATATATTGCCACCAGCGCTATCCCCGGTACGTATTTCTCTACTATATCATCTGTATCAGCTTCACTCGAAGAAGGTACATTTGTTAATCAGATATTTTCGCAGGATGTATACGATGTTATAACTGATTCTACCAGCCCTGCCCTATCAGGTCTAACTAGCCTCTTTATTCCTAGCCAGAAGCAGAATTTTACTGTTGAAGGCACTGTAACGGGAAAGAAGGAAGAGTTTATGAATAGCTTTGATTATGATACGATGGATTATAGAAAAGTTATTAGTGTACAAGATTTTGAAGAAGGTTCGTCGACCGGCATTAATACACTCTTTTCTATCGAGCAGAGTCTAGCTCAGCAAACATATTTTAGTTATGCGATGGGTAACTACGGATTTGATCTGATTAGTTGGTATGTTCTAAAGGATTGGATGGAGATGAGAGAGAAGCTATTAGCACAAAAACGTAGCTATACTTTTGATGATAGAACCCAGATGCTAAGAATGTATCCACAGCCTCGCTCCGGTAGTGGATCGTCTCAGAGATTTTACGGAGTTATAAGCTGCTATGTTGAAAGACCTATACGAGATATCATTAAAGAGCAATGGGTATATCAATATACATTAGCGCTAACTAAAATGGCTGTTGCTAATATTAGAGGCAAATACGGTAACGTTACTCTCTTCGGCGGTGGTAGTTTAAATGCTAGTGATTTAATGACGCAAGGCTTGAGTGAAAAAGCTGAGCTCGAAACATCATTATATGAAGGTGCACCTGGCTTCGGTGATGCGGCACCTCCAATGTTCTTTGTTGGCTAGTATTATGCAAATAAAAAAGGATAAAAGATATCGTCAAGGTATTTTTAAACCAGTTAACTCAAAAAAGTATATTGGTAACAGCGATCCTATCTACAGGTCAGGTTGGGAGTTAAAATTTTTTAGATGGGCTGATCTGAATGAAAAAATATTAGCTTGGGGTAGTGAAAACATAATTATACCTTACACGAGCCCTATAGATAATAGAGTGCATCGATATTTTGTAGATAATTTTATTGTATTTCTAGATAAGAATGGTAATAAGAAGAAATTCTTAATCGAAATAAAACCGAGTAAACAGGTAGCTAGACCGGTCGAATCAAAGAGAAAGAAAAGAACTACAATTATATATGAGCAAAAAACATGGGTCGTCAATCAAGCTAAGTGGGATGCCGCAAGGAGATGGTCGCAAAAAAAGAACTGTGAGTTTATTATTTTAACTGAAAAGGAACTAGGAATATAATAAACTGTAGGAAAATCATTGCTTGTGGTATAAATAATATTACATGAGTTTAAATCTTATAGTTGAAACCCCGGCTCCAAAAGAGGAGTTTGAATACATCGTCGAAGAAGGTAAAAATTCTAAAGACTTCTTTATTAAAGGGCCATACATGATGGCAGAAGGTGTTAACCGTAATAAGAGAATCTACCCTCTAGAGGAGATGGAAAAGGAAGTTAAAAGATATCAAGCTGATATGGTACAGACTGGCCGTGCGATGGGCGAATTAAATCACCCTACTACAGCTGATGTAGATCTTGAAAGAGCGTGTCACTTAGTAACGGAGGTATCTCAGGAAGGTAATGTTTTCTACGGTAAGAGTAAAGTTCTTTCAACTCCTACAGGTATGATCGTGAGAGCTCTTATAAATGATGGTGTAAGAGTTGGAATGAGTTCAAGAGCACTTGGACAGCTTATACCTGAATCAGGTCAAGAAGGTGTTAGCCGCGTACAGGATTTTAAGCTGGTCGCAATCGACTGTGTTGCAGATCCTTCATTTCCGAAAGCTTTTGTTAATGGTATTTTAGAGAGTAAACAATATGTTGTTAATAAGTATGGTCAGTTCGAAGAGGCGTATGATAATTTTGAAAAGACAATTTCAGCTATGCCTCTAAAAAATAAAGATGAATTTTTACGCAAGCATATGTTGCAATTCATTAATTCTCTATAAATAATAATTACATGAGCAAAGAAGTTAAGACAACTATTAAAAAATTTATCAATAAAGTTATTGAAAAAGATTATAAAACTGCGCATGAAAATTTATCTAGTGCAATTAGCGGTAAAATTAAGCAGCAGATCATAAATAATAATATAGACCTTTTCTAATCATGAATATTTCAAAAATACTAAAAGAAGCAACAAACGGCGCGATCGACGAAGCTGTATTAAATCAGATTGAAACAGCTTTTGAAGAGCGTTTAGCCGAGAAGACACAAATTCACGTCGACAAAGCATTGTTTGAACAAGACGAATTATATACAACTAAATTGGAGAAGCTTTTAGAAGCTATAGATGTTGATCATTCTAAGAAGCTCAACAAAGTTGTTGAAGCTATTGAGAGTGACAGAACAGCAAAACTTAAAGCTGTTGTATCAAAGTATGAAAAAGTATTAACTGAAGATGCTGATACATTTAAAGAAGAGTTAGTTGAGTCAATCTCAACGTATCTCGATCAATTTTTAGAAGAATCGATTCCTGCTGCTGATATTCAAGAAGCAGTAAAAAATAAAAAGGCAATTAAAGTCCTCGAAGGAATTCGTACCGATTTAGCCGTAGACGGTGCTCTTCAGAATGAGAGTATTAAAGATGCTGTTATTGACGGTCATAAACAAATTAATGAAGCTACTTCAAAGCTTGAGTCTGCACTTCACGAGAAGGGTGTTATCGAAGAAGAACTTATGACAATTAAGTCAAATCTTCTTATTGAACAGAAAACATCTAAACTCGATGAGAGAAGCGCAAAGTATATAAAGAAAGTATTAGCAGGTAAGAGCCCAGAGTTCATTGCTGAGAATTTCGATTATACATTGAAGCTTTTTAATAAGAAAGAAGAGAGCAGACTTGAGAGCTTAAAAGAAGAAGCTCTGAAAGATACGGTAAAGGTAGATAGAGTGATTGCTGAGAAGGTTGAAAAGCCAGCAGCTGCACCATCTAACCCATATCTTTCAGAACTATCCAAATATTAATTTTTAATAAATTTAATGTTTAGGCTTTCCTGAGTTACCTGGATAAATCAAATTGATTTACCCTTGGGGTCGAACAAAATAATAAAGGAAAATATAAAAACTATGAATACAATTAAACCTTCACAGGCTTATATCGATGAATCAAGAGCAGCAGCTCTTCTTGAAAAGTGGGCTCCAGTTTTGGACTACACTTCAAAGAGCGTTGCAGCAATTGAAGACTCTCACACTCGCTTAAATACAGCTATGCTACTTGAAAATCAAGAGGCATGGTGTATCGAAGAAGCTGGTCCAGGCTACACTCCAACCAACGCTAATGCGGCTGGTAACGGTGGTGCAGTTGGTGACAACTTCCAAACAAATGGCCGTTTTGCAACTGGTACTCCAGGTACAGACAGCTATGCGCAAGGTGATTACCGTCTTCCAAAGATCTTGATCCCAATGATTAGACGTACTTTTCCCGAGTTAATTACAAATGAAATCGTTGGTGTACAACCAATGGCAGGTCCGGTCGGTCTTGCTTTTGCTCTTCGTTACCGTTACACAGGGGAAACTCTTGGTGAAGGTATCGATGGTAAAACAGGCGCTGGTAACACTCCAGGTGGTCAAGCTGGTATTCTTGCTGGCGCAGCCGGTCAAGAAGCTGGTTATAACTACTTGAATACTGCTTACACTGGTACATCAGCAGACTACCTCTCAGGTACTGGTTCATCTGACTACGGAGTTGACAAGCTCATCTCTGAAGCAGACGCTGGTGTTGCTGCTATCCTTGCGAATTTCGAAGTTACAGGTAATATTCCTTCCTTCGAAGTATCGTTCGAGAAAACAGCAGTTGAAGCTGGAACACGTCGCTTAGGCGCACGTTGGTCAGTAGAACTTGAGCAGGACCTTAAGAACATGAATGGTATCGATATCGATACTGAATTGACAAACGCTATGTCGTATGAGATTCAGGCTGAAATCGACCGTGAAATGCTTGTTAGAATGATTCAGGTCTCCCTCAATGCAGGTCAAGGCGCTGGTTATTCTATCTGGGCTCCTCAGTCAGCTGATGGTCGTTGGTTAGTCGAACGTAATCGTGATTTCTACCAAAGATTAATCATCGAAGCAAATCGCATCGCTGTTCGTAATCGTCGTGGTGCTGCAAACTTTGTTGTTGCAACTCCTCGCGTTTGCGCTATCCTTGAAATGCTCCCTGAATTCCAGTGGGTACCTGTTCAAGGCAATGTTAACACACAGCCTGTTGGTGTAGCTAAGATCGGTAATCTTGGTGGTCGCTTTAATGTATATCGTGACACTAGAACAGAAGGTAACAATGTAAATGATGCAGCTCGTCCTGAGTACGCGCTTCTCGGATACAAGGGACCAGAATTCTATGACACTGGTATCATCTATTGCCCATACATTCCGGTTATGGTTCAACGCACAATTGGTCCTAATGACTTCGCTCCTCGCGTAGGCTTGCTTACACGTTATGGCGTTGTTGATAATATCTTTGGTGCTAACCTCTACTATCACACGATTCTTGTAACTGGACTCGGACAAGCATTCACTCCTGCTTCGCAGAGCGTATACTTTTAATCCTTGATCATATAAGATCTACAAACTTAAAGGGCTATTACTTTCGTAATAGCCCTTTTTTTTTTTGTTTACTGCTTACTCGTTTTAATATGAACCATATCTGGATCAATTAAATCACCTGCATACTCGTCAATTAGAGTCTGGCTTGATGCTCTTACCGGGTTAATATCAATCCCGCCACGTCGGGCATATAAACACATCACTAGCAATTCACTTGGATCGAATGCGTCTTGCAATCGCTTATAGAAACATTCACAAATCTCTTCATGGAAGTGACATTCATCTCTAAACGATACTACATACTTTAAGATACTATGAGCGTCGATAGCGTTCTTAGACTTAATATGAATGAAGACATCGCCCCAATCTGGCTGAGAAGTAACACGGCAATTACTCTTAAGTAGACCGGAGTAGAACTTTTGTTCTAAATCTCTATCACGAGCTACTGCTTCGAGAAGGCCAGGTGTTTCTGTATACGTATCAAATGTAGTTTTACTTGTATCGATTAAATCTACATTAAGATAATCATCAATATCCCAAGCCGATGTAGGGCTATGAAACTTTTTATTTACACGTACCCCTGATTGAAACGATACAGCTACACTCGTCTCGAGTAGGTTACTTAGGTCTTTTGAGGCGATTTCTTCAAAGTTTTTTACAGCCTCATCGTTATCAGTACCCATTTTAGTCATATTAAACGAGTTAAAGTATAGCTTAATACTCTTACTCTCGACAATATACTTGCTACTACATGGATATACACATTTTACAATGCCTGTAACCGGCTGACCATTCTTCAAAAGGAATGAACATTCATATGCATTCCATGTATCTGACCCTACAAACGGTAGATCGTCTTCGAAAATATTAAGATATTCTCTATTACTACTCCGTGGTTCTTTAACTAGTAAACCAGCATCATACGTACTCTTGTACTGAGACGTCTGACCCAAGTGTTTACTAATATTACTATTATCTAATTTACTATTTCCCATAATTATCAATTGTATTATATATTATTTCTAAACGTTCTTCAACGGTGCCCCTCAATCTTACTACATCAATACCGTAATGATCGATAGCAGTTTCAAATAAGTTAATGATCGTATCTCTGAACGACATGTTATTGCTTCTTTCACCGTCATCGACTAACGGGATATCCGGTTCCGTATAGAATATTACATCTACCTTATGCACCAGTTTCTTAAAGAGATACTCGCAGTATAGCATAGTCTCAGGATCAGTCTTTTCATTATGATACTGATATGTTGTATATACTAACCCATCTAGAATACATCTATCCATAACTGCATTACTACCCTTAGTCATCAGATAATTCTCTAAATGGGCATTAAGAATAGCTAATTGAGTCATTCCGTCGCCTTTTTCATTAATATCTAACTTATACTTTCTCTTTACTAAACGCGTAACTTCCGGTATAAATTTAAAATCTTCAAATCTTTTATCTTGCTTAATAGCTTTTAACAGAGTAGTCTTACCTGTACTCTGCGCTCCCGTGAAACTAATAACCATATCCAACTATCTCCTTAAATTGTTCTGTATTGTATAAAATATCTTCTTTCTGACTGTCTGTTACATCATGATCAATTAAATCAGCTAGCATAATAGACGGCTTTTCTTGAAGTCCTAGATCACCATTATAACGAAGTTCCTTGATACCCGCGACTACTGGATTCGAAGTATCAACAGATCTAATTGACCTATCACCGACATAATGTTTAAATTCCTTAGCTAAGGAACACCCGAGTAGGTGATGAGGCTTATTCTTATTCCAGACACCATCCGACTTAAGCTGCTCAATCAATCTACGACGACCGTCGCACCATCTCTCGAGCTTAGTTTTACCGCGGCCGGTAACAAGATAATAACTGAAGTCAAAGCTAATAGCGATATAATCCGCAAAATCTGACATATAACGATAACAATCAACAATTTCATCATATGTCTTACCCTGTACAGCTCCAATTTTTAACCCGGGTAGGTCAGGGTATTTAGCTGTAAAGCTTTGAAAACTCTCCATAGTAGCGTAACCATCTTCAAGTACATCAGGTACAATATAAAAGTTTGGCTTTAATTCTTTCACATACGTAGCAAACTTATCTAGATCGAACGCTTCCCCTAATTCAAAAATACTATTATCGAGTAGTACCTGTCTGCCCATTTTAATTGAATTTTTAAAGAAATTATAATATTCAGGGTATGTTTCGAATAAATGAACTAACGCGTAATCGTAATCATTATATGACCTAGACTCTTCTAGGAATGAGATCGGACTTTCATGTGATATATACATACATATATTATAACCTATAAAACAGGTATTTCAAGTTAAATATATGTATGGCATGTAAAAGTTTTAACATCGATCAGTTGACAGGTAAATTAAAGAAAGTTAACCCGGTTAATTTTGATGAGGTATCTAATAAGGCTAAAAACTTTCAAATTGATACGACTTTTGATAACGCATTGCCTGATATCAATAGTAAGGTATCTAATGCTATTGAAAATTTTAAAAATATATCAACTGGTTCGCTGCCGACCTTAAATATACCAGATTTAGATCCTGCGGCTTTTTTTGAAAAGATTGACAATAAGGTAGATGCTGCACTAACATCATTAAAAGATGTTAGAGGTAAACTTAATATAGAAAACTTAAAAGGTCAGTTAAATCTAGACTCTCAATTAGACTGTATTAATGCAGATACTATATCTACAGAGGAAGTTGCGATTACTCAGAGCGGTATATTCGAGAATATTAAAGGTAGTGTCGGTACGATTTCAAATAACCAGTTAAGAGATTTTAATTTAGATCCGAGTAATCAGATAGCAGTTGTAGATAATATGACAGTAGATACTATTGCTAAAGCAAAAGAAGCTGCAGCTAAAGGAGTAACAAACGCGAAACAAGCATCTAACCAGAAAATTAGCTTAGATAAAATAAAAGGTCTGTAGACTATTAGATTTTAGATCTTTTAACTTCGAAGTTAAGCGGTAAATATATACATACAATGAAGAAATATTACGGTAATTATATAGGAGTTGTTATTCAAAATAACGACCCAGATCGATCAGGTAAGGTGAAGGTTTTCATACCGCATATTTCATCAACTATATATAATGATTGGGTTAAGAGCACGGGTAATAAGAGTATTAAATTTATAGGTACTAACATAGATGAAGATATTACCGGTATTATCGACGACCTAAAGAAAATAACTCCATGGGCAGAGTGCGCTGCGCCGTTAGCCGGTGAAAGCTCTAGCGGTAGATTTAATAACTACAACATGACCGGGAGTGTATCAGATAGTAATTTTTATTCAACGACTACTAATCCAACAGCATCGGGTGATATCGGACAAGCTCCGAGTAATTTATTTGATACTGATATAACATTAAATGATGCATTTACAAATGCAGCTGATAATGTAAATCGACCTAATCCTTTATCATTCGAATATAAACCAAACGCTCATTCAAATCAAGCAAAGGGAGCATTTTGTATACCGTCAGTAGGGTCACATATATGGGTATTCTTCAGAGAAGGTAATCCGCAGTTTCCTGTCTATTTTGCTGCTAGTTTTGGTCAATCAGACTGGAAGGGTATATACGAATCAACTGAAACACCTGGAGTTGATTACCCAGGTACGTACGAAAATAAGAGTGCCGGTATTACAGATTATAATGATAACGTAGAAGCGTATAGAAATAAGTATGTTATTAATCAAAAAGGAGGATCGTTAGAGTTTGTAAATAGTGATTTAAATGAAAAGATAAGATTAACACATTATTCCGGTTCATTCAAAGAAATGAATAACCAGTCAACTGTTGAACTAGCTAGTAAGAATAGTCAAAAACTTACACTCAATGATTCATATGATACGGTACGAGGTTTTAAGAATGAATATACTGGTAAGAATTTAGATGAAATTGTTTATAGAGACAAATATAAAAAGGTAGGTTCGCTGAACACGGAATATTTTGAGAAGTGGAAAGACCTGGTAGGTGGTATACAGGAAT